CACATGCTGTTCCACGCGGACGAGATGATGCTCCCGGCGGCGGTGAAAAACCCGGTGATATTTGACCAGACAGAGCCGACGAAACTCGATACGCCGCCCCAGATCGAGGACACGGTCGAGGTGATCCCGCCCCAGAACCCGGACCACCATTTCGAGAGGACGGTGCCGATGATGACCATGCCGACCTGGACTTTCGTCCACGTGTCCGTCACCCATTGGATGCCGGGACCGAACGTGGTCGACACCCAGGAGACGATCCCGGTCCACAGGTCGTTCCACCACTTCGAGAGGGTGTTACCGATGAGGGTGAACCCGGCCATTTCGGTTTTCCACACGTTGACGAGCCAGTTGATGATCGGCCCGAATGTGGCGGTCAGCCAGGCGGTGATCCCGGTCCAGAGGGTGTTCCACCAGCGGCCGAGGGCCTCCCCGATAATCTGGAACCCGCGCACCGCGGTCTGCCACGTGGAGGTAAACCACTTCACGAACGGGCCGAAAAGGATGACCGCAGTGCCGACGATCAGACCGAAGATGACCTGCACGATTTTCCACAGGACAGCGCCGACGGTTCGGAAAACTCCGGCGACGGCGTTGAACACGCCGGTGAAGAACTTTACGATCCCGCCCCAGTTGTTTACGACCCACTGGATGATCAGCCCGAGGGGGCCAATGATCAGCGAGAGGAGGAGCCCCCAGTTCGCTTTCACCCAGGACACGACGTTGGCGACGACGGCCTGCACGAGGTGGACCAGCCCGGACCAGAATCCGTTCCACCAGGACGCGATCGCGTTGCCGACGGTCATGAAGAAGCTGCCGACGTTTTTCCACATCCCGGTAAGGAACGCGGTCACCTGTTTCCAGTGGGTGGCGACGAGGATGATGATCGCGATCAGGGCGACGATCGCCATGATGATGATCCCGACCGGGTTCGCGTCCATGGCTGCGTTCAGCAGCCACTGCACACCCACCCAGGCCATGGTCGCAACCTTCGCGATACCGGCGCCGACGGCGTACGCCTTCTGCGCGGCAACGTTCGCGTAGGTCGCTCCGGCCTGCCCGTAGGACGCGGCCGCGCCCGCCTTCGTGACGATGCCGAACAGTCCGGCGACGACGTTGTAGGCGATCGTCGCGGCCGTGATCGTCTTACTGATCACGTAGTACGCCATCATCCCGCCGACGACAGCGCCGACAGCGCCGACGATCGTGTAGAGGACGGCCCGGTTCTTGTCGAGCCAGGACGCCCACTGCTGGATCGCGCCGACGGCCTGCTGCACGACCGGCATGAGCGCGGTCCCGATCCGGACGGCGAACGCGTTGACGCCCTCCTTGACCTGCGACATTTGGACGTTGAACGTTTTCTGGGTCTGAGCCCACGTCGAAATGTCCGACCCGCCCTTCTTCGCCGCCTCGGAGACGTCCTTCGTCGCCTTCTGGAAGTAGGCCATGTTCGCGCCGCCGAGCATGAGCGCCGTGTTCATCCCGGTCGCCCCGCCGGTCACCTTCGCCAGCGCACCGGAGAACGTGATCGCGGACGGGTTACCCGTTTTCAGCATGTCGTTGAAGCCCATGCTCTGCTTCGCGAGGGTGAGGAACTGGTGGCCGAGGACCCCGGCCTGCCCCTTCATCGTGTTGACCTCTTTGGTGTACCCCTTCGACGTCAGCTGCCCGTTCAGGTACTCCTGCGACAGGGCGCGGAGCGAGGCGGGCATTTTCCCGAGCTCAGTTTGGAGGTCACCGGACGCGATCTGGGACTTCTTGAACGCGTCGAGCATGACGAGCCCGGACGGCCCCATGTTCTTCGCGATCGCTTCGGACACCAACTGGATCGTCCCGGTCAGGCCGCGCTGCCCGAGGTGCTGGGCGACGTCGACGGAGGACAGCCCAAGCTGCCCCATCATCTTCACGGCGACCGCGTTCGGGTTCTGCAACGCCCGGATCGTGTTCGCGAGTTCCTGCGTCGACTCCTGCGCGGACGTGCCGTGCTGGGTGAGGGTCGCGATCGCACCGGCGACCTGGTCGAAGCTGATCCCGGCGGCGGACGCGACGGGGATGACAGCGGACAGGGACCCGGCGTACTCCGACATTGTCGTTTTCGCCATACCGGATCCGGCGACGAGTTCGTTCTGCACCTTCACCGCGTCGGCGGCCTTCATGTGGTAGCTCATCATCACGGATGTGAGCGCGTTCGTTGCGGTGGACAGGTCGACGTTCTCCGCCTTCGCACCCTCCGCCGCGGCCTTCAGGACGAGGAGCCCGTCAGCGCCGCGGATACCCGCCTTCTCGACCGTGTACATGCCCTGAGACAGCTGATCGATGGACGTACCGGTCGCCCCGGCAAGGTCGAGGATGCCGGAGGAGACGACCTGCATGTTCTTCGCGGACTCGCCGCCCGCGGTCTGTAGCAGGGTCATGTGCGATTGGAAGTCGGCCGCCATTTTCAGGCTCACCGTGCCGACGACAGCGGCCGCGCCGAGGACACCGAGCGTGACAACCTTCGATGACGCCTGGAACGCTTTACCCATCGCCGCGGACGACTCCCCAGTTTTCAGGGCGGTGGTCGCGAACGCGGCGTTGACCTTCCCGAGCTCGGCGACGGCCTGGTCGGCTTTCACCCGCACTTCGGCGAGGACCGGGGGGAGCAGCATGGGGTGTTCCTTCGGTTAGAGAATGGCGGCCCATTTCTGCAGGGCCATCGCAGCGATTTCGGTTTCGCTATCCCGTACGGCGGGCTCGAAGTACGGGTACCCGCCGTGTTTCCACCGAGGCAGGCCGAGCTCGACGGCGCGCCCGTAGACCGCGGTCGGCCCGATCGTGGCCGCGTAGGACGCGATCCCGAGATGGACCGGCGGGGTGGACATGATCGACCGGCGGAGGTAACCGGTGACGATGTTCGGTTTGTCCCCGCCGACGTGCGGGGCGCCTGCCTTGTGCGAGCCGGAAAAGTTCCGTTTCGCGCGCGCCTCGATGATCGCCGTCGCCCGGTTCAGGATCATCAGCGCGGTCGGGTCGATGAGGCTGATGGTTTTATCAATCTCCTGGGCGAGGGCTTTCAGCCCGGTCCAGGCGACCCACATGTCGTCAGCCACACCGTCACCCCTGTTTGTTCTTCTCGCCCTCGACCCGTTTGAATGCGCCGTGAATGCCGATCATCCAGCGGACGTGACGACGCGACGTTTCCATGTACTGCTCGTGTGAGACGCCGGGGACAGCTTGGTGGTAGCTGTACTCAATGAGCGCTTCCGCCTCCTCCTCCCGGAGCGGGAACGGCGGGTCGCCGCCCTCTGCCCTCAACGCTGCCTCTATGCGTCGAAGGCCCCAGTAGGGAGGTTGGCCGCCTCGGCGCCGGGGGTGGGTACCTGCCCGGCGGCGTCGACCTCGTTGAACCCGGCCTCGGACGTGAACTCGGACCCGGATACCCCGTACTCGTACCGTTCCGCGTTCAGCTTCGCGGCGTGATTGGTGAGGGCCGTGTACACGTCGAGGGGGAGGTCGAGGACCGCGTCCGGGTCGGCCGGTAACGGCACCTGTTCCCCGGACGGCTTGTGCAGGGTCCAGCTTTTCAGGAACGCCCACACGGCCACGTCAGACATTTCGGCGAACATGCGCGCCTCCGCCGGGGTGAGCCCGACGGGCATGCCGCCGAGGTTCGCGGAGACGTCGGTGAGGGGTTTCCCGTCCGGGCCGATGATCTGCTTCGCGTTCATCAGCTGGATCATCCGCGGCATCGTCGCCGTGTCATACACGGCGAGCTCACGCAGCTGCCGGACGTTCAGGTCACCGTGGCGACGCCAGTAGGCGCGGCCGCCGCCGGGGAGTTTCGAGACGGTGAGATCTTCGGGCTGCGCCGCCGGGGCGGAGGTAGCTTTCTTGGACATGACGGGCCTTTCGTGGGGGAAGGAGTATTTGGGCGCCCGGCCGGACGAGGTTGGGTCCGGCCGGGCGGTAGTGCAGTTTGGTTACAGCGCGGTCGAAATCGAGCTGAGGAGGGTGACGAGCATCGGGGACAGGTTTCCGCCTCCGGCAACGTCGGTCGGGTTGGACAGGGCCTTGAACGTGGTCTTGACTTCCATCCACTTGTTCGTGCCGGACACGGCGACGTCGTCGAACTTCACCCGCGACATCTGCATGGTCAGGCTGTGGATCGCATCACCGACGGGCGCGATCTTCAACGACAGGGTCCCGATCGCGTCGGCCAGCTGGTTCTGCACGTGCGTGTCCCCCGCGTACCCCTGGTAGAGGGAGGTGAGGGTACCCGCGACGGACACGGGGCCGCCGAAGATACCGGCGGGCGACTGTGTCCCGTTCAGGGTCGGGATCATCTCGGTCGCCCTCTTGATTTCGAGGGACACCTCCGAGTAGAACGCGGCACCGACACCGCCGAGCGTCGCGGTCAGGTTCCACGACGGGGCGGGCATCAGCGACGGCTGGGTCAGCGTCGGCGGGGTGATCGCGTTCGCGGGCATCCCCAGCCATGTCATGTCCAGGTTCGCGAGGGCGGCGTCTTTCAGGTCGACCTTCAACGACTGGGCGATACACCCGGGGATCTGTAGGACCTTCCCGGCGGCGTCAGACCAGAACAGGGTCGTCCCGGCGGGCTGCCCACCGTTCGCGTTCTGCAGGGACGTCTTATGCGTCCAAGGGTCCGCGGAGCCGGAGAGCACGTCGGGGAGGCCGAGGGCCTGCCGGAACAGCGGGTAGACCGAGTCCTCGTAGAGGTTCGTTTTCGTCTGGAAGCTGTCGTAGAACAGACCGTTCAGCTGGTTGTACTCGGCACCCATCGATCCGCGGAGGGCGGAGTCGACGAGCAGCTGCGGGATGTGCTTGTAGACCGGCGCGTCCATCGGGAGGGTCACGGACGGGGTGGCGATGGGGGTGCCGTACACGGTTTCGAGCGCGAATCCTCCCCACTGGAGATTCGCGGCGTAAGTGCTCGGTGCGGGTGGCATGGGCTACTGCTCCTTCGTGTTGGCGTCGTCCCCGGCCGGGGCGTCGGTGGTCTTGCTGGCCGCGCGCTTCGACGGCGCCGGTGTCGGCTCCACGACCTCCGGCTCGGGCTCGGGGGTCGGTGCGGGCTCGCCTGCGTACCGGCTGTCCCCGTCGATGAGGAGGCTGCTGATCACGGCATGGTCGATCGGCAGGGTGAGCACGTCGCCCTTGTAGAGGACCGGTGATTGGCCGTCGGCCTGCTCGATGAACTTGCCCGCCTCGATCGCCTTCGACGCGTCGGCGCCGCGGGTGACGGTGATGAGGGGGCCGAGAGTCTCATCGGAGTTCAACGCCACCCCCGCCAGCACGATCGGGTGCGCCCCGGAATAGGTGTAATCGGTCATTGCTGGTGCCTCCTAGGCGGTCACTATTTCGGTGAGTTTGAAGGTGACGCGGTTCCACGCGAACAGCGCCGTCCCCTCGTCGGTGAACTGCGGAACATCCATTTCGACGCCGAGCCCGGCGTCCTCCTGCCCGGCCTGCCAGATCGGGGTGCCGCGGGTGCCGAGCGTCGGGTCGGCCTCGACCGCGGACACGATTTCGGCGAGGAGCGTGTCGATTGCGTCCGTGTAGTCGTCCGGGTGGGTGTCACCGCTGACGGAGTACTGCTGCTGCACAACGATCGACACGTCATAGACGCGCGCTTTCTGCCCGACCGGTTGCCCGGAGATGTACGGGTTCGGGGCGGAGAGGCTGATGCGGGTTTCGTCGTACCGGTCGAGGTTGACGCAGATCACGGCCGTCCACGGCACGCCGGGGGTGAGTCCCCAGGCGACGGACTGGACGAACGTGGGGATGCCCCGGTAAACACCTTCGACGTTGGCGAAGTTCTGCGCCTGCAGGTAGGCCTGGATCGCGGCACGCACGGTTTTCTGTGACACGTCAGGCTCTCCGGATCCACTCGTTGAGGAGCCCGGTCGCGGTTCGTTCTTCCGCGGACCCGGACGGGTACCCAATCTCGGCTGTCGGTTTCTGCGCCGGGGAGGAGATACCGAACGCGACGGATCCGCGTTTCTTGATCAGCGCGGTCGTGAGGAGGATGACCGCCTGCTTCGCCGCCGGGGGCAGCGCGGACACGTTCACCCCGGCAACGTGGGCGTGGAGCAGCGGGGCGACAAGGTTGACGGTGAGGCCGACGACGGACGCGATCGTGACCGGTTCGTATGCCTGCGCCGCCGGGTCGTTCGCGGTCAGGGTCATGCCGGGGAACATGCCCGTCGTGTTGTCGAGCACGAGCGCGGTCGCTCCGGAGGAGGCGGGGGCGGTGAGGAACCCGTTCGCGAACCCGGCCGTGTAGCTGAGGGTGGTGTACGGGCTCTGCTGCGCCGGGAATATGCCCGGCGGGGCATAGTCGGTCATCCCCGACGGTTGCGACAGCAGGGCCGGGGGGACACGTACCGTTGACCGGTCGATCGCGATCCCGGTCAGGGACGGCGCCGCGGTCAGGGAGGACGGGTCGGTACCGATCGCGAACCCGGTGACGGCGATGATCGGGTTGAACGGCAACGGCAGGTTGAGGCTGCCATCGTTCTGCACACGCGGGTATCCGGCGTAAATTTCGGAGGTTGCGGCGAGGACCTGATGGCAGATGATGTCGGCCCAGCCGGAGCCGGACGTGATCACGTTCGCGAGGGCGGCGTCCTGCGCCGCCTGCAGCCCGCCGAGGACAAGGTTTTGGGTGTTGACCGCGTTCGGGGAGAGCCGGTACTCGTCGAGGGACAGGTACGGGCTGTGCTGCGTGTACGTCTGTGCGTACGGGGCGATGATGGGGTCGACCATCGGGGGTGTCCTTCCGGCGGCGCTCAGCGCCCGTCTAACGCGGTAAGTGGTCTAGCGGGCGGGTTACACGATCCGGCGGGGAACACGTCTAGGTGCCCCCGCCGGGTCGCGCGCTGACGCGTTTGCGTCCTACTTCGACGCGGAACGCTTCGTGGCGGCGGGCGTTGCTGCTTTCGCGAGCTCGGCCTCCTCCGCGGCGGCAGCTTTCTCGGCCTCGTCGGCAGCCTCCTCGGCGTCCGCCTCGGCGATCAGCTTCTCCGCGGCCGCCCGTTTCTCCGCAGCGGTTTCCGCGCGGGTGGGCGAGCCGGGGATGTCGAATCCGCCGAGGCGCTCCACCGCAGTGAGCAGGTTCGCCGGATCGGCACGACGAGCGTGCTCCTCCGCGGCCAACCGCTCCACACGGGTCCCGTCCGTCTCCCAGGCGGGCTCCCCCGCGATGTGGTTGCCGAGCAAGAACTCCGCGACCTCCTGAGGGACATCGAAGGCGCCGTCGCCGGTCGGGTCGTACTGGACACCGTCCGGGCCGACGATGCCGGAGGCACCGGTCTTGTGGTAAATGCGAGCCATGACGGCTCCTTCCTGTGGGGTACTGAGGGTGTGAGAACGGGACGCCGCCCCCCGAGTAAGAGGGGCGGCGTCCCGTAGGTACCGGCGTTAGCCGATGTTGGTGAGGAGACCCATCGTCACCGGGGCGCGGTTCACGAACGCCTCGATCGCACGGATTTCCGTGTCCTTACGGGGGCCACCGTTTGCGCCGGTACCGCGCGAGGCGGCGTAGTCGAACTGCATGAAGTCCTGCAGGGTGCGGACCTCCAGCACGTTCGTGATGTTCGCGTTCGAGAACGGAACACTGTCGGTGCGGGCGATGACGGTTCCCGGGGGAACGTGCGGGTGGACCTCGATCGGGACCTGCACGCCACCGGCGACCGCGTTGATGACCTGACCGACGTGACCACCGGCGGTGATGTTGATACGACCATCCGCGTCGGTGTTGATGTACGTCACCGCGCCGGGCGAGGCGAGGATCAGGTCCGCGATCTTCTGCGCCGTGATCGAGTTGACCATGAGCGCGGACGGGGACGCGAAGCACTGGTTCCAGATGTACCCGAACAGGGTGCTGAACTGGTCGACGGTGCCGTGCGTGGCCGTGAGGACCGCGCCGCCGTTGTCGATGAACGCGGCCGGGTTCGGGGTGCCCGTTCCCGCGGCAACCCACGTGCCGGTGGCCGTGTAGTCCGCGGTGAGGGTGGCGAGGAGCCCGTCAACCTCGATCGGGGACGAGTCGGCGTTGAGCGGGGCGGAGCCGTTGTCGGCCGCCGTGTTCAGCGTCGGAGCCCAGTTCGACAGGAGCGGCTGCGCCTGCGGGTTCGCGTTCGGGTTCGCCGCCGCGCCGGGGATCGACTTGAACAGGAACGAACCGGTCGTGGTCGTTCCCGCGTAGACGTACGTGCCGTCCGCGCCGCCGGACGAGTTCACGAACCAGTCGTACGCGAATCCACCCTTGACAGCGGGGATGGTCGCGGTGACCGTGTTCGTGGTGCCGGTGAGGGCGGACGTGTTCGCCTTCGAACCCTGGCTGTTCCCGCCGTAGTAGTAGCCGGACGCGGTACGGACCGCGACGGCGACGTAGACGGTGACAGCGCCGATCGAGCCGCCGGTGGTGGCGGGGACGAGGGTCGGCGCGGCCGGGGTCGGGAGCGCGAACGACTGGCCGCCGATGAGGGTTTTGTCCTCACCGATGAGCAGCTGGTTCAGCAGACCGACCGTGGCCTCCGCGTACGGGTCGTCATAACCCTTCGCGAAGTAGTACGAGTCCTGGCTGACGGTCGTGTCCAGCGCGTAGGGCCGGTACTGCGCCTGGAAGTTCTGCAGGCTGAAGTTGACCATCGAACCGGCGCGTTCCACACCCGGGTTCGGGCGGGGCTGCGACTGGTTGACGTTCATGAGCGAACGCCAGATCGCGAACTCGGCGCCGTCGGTCGGGGTGACACGGGCGACCTTGTCACGGAACGGGGTCACGACCGGGATGAGCCGGATGAGCTCGCCGAGGTCGTAACCGTAGATCCCGGTCGCGGTCAGGATTCCCTGTGTCTGCGCCTTCTCCAGCGCGGCGAGGGTCTGCTCGACGAGGTTTTCGGACATGGTGGAGGTTTCCACGATGATGCTCCCTTTCTGAGGAGTGAATGACGAAAGCCGCCCCTGCTGGGACGGCTTTGGAGGTGGTGCGGGTGCCCGCTACCGGTTGCGTCGGAACGGCGCGTGCGGTGCCGGGGTAGCGGTGCGGGCGCGGAGCAGTTCGGCGGTTGCCTTGCTGAGCTCCGTGGCCGCCTTTTCGCGTTCCGCCGGGGACACGGCGGTGGAAGCGGTACGCCGGAGCGCGGTGACTTCCTCCTCCGATTTGAGGAGCAGACCGTCGTGAGCCTGGCCGCGGTTTTCGACACCGTCGGGGAACTGGTAGACGCCATGCTTCGCGACCGCCGGGGGGGCGGGCTTCCGCAGGTTCTCGACCTCCGCACGTACCTCGCCGACGGCCTTCTCGACAGCGCTCGCGATGAGCGATTCGAGTTGACCCTTCGTCAGCGACTCCACGTCGGACTCTGTCTTGTCCTGCTCCGCAGCCTTGACCGCGGGGGCGGCCGGGACTGCGGGTGCCGGGGCTGCCACGGGGGCAGGCTCGGCAGGCTTCTCGTCGGAGTCGTCGGCACTGGTGGTGCCGCCGTCGACCTGCTGGAGGTCAGCGGGGTCGATCACTCCGATCATGTTCTTGTTCCCGTCGAACACGGCGAGGAGTTTCTTCTCGCCGTCCGCGGCGGGCTCCTCGTCCGCCTTCACGGCGGGGACAGCCGGGGCGACAGGCTCGGCGGCCTTGACCGCAGCCTCCGCACGGGCGGCACGCGCAGCGGCGGAGAACCGCGACGGCGGGGCCGCCTTCTGCGCGGGCATCGGCGCCGGGTCGGACAGGTCGAGGACCGGCGCTTCGACCTTCTCCACGACCGGCTCCTCAACGACCGGTTCGGCCGGGAGGGACCCGAGGACTTTCAGGATCGAGTCGACGGCGGAGCGGAGCGCCGTCTCGTTCGCAGCGGACAGGACACGGCCTGCCTTCGTCAGCGGGGCGATCCCCTCGACCGCGGCGACGGACGGTTCAGCGGCGACGAGTTCGTCGAGCGCTTTCTCCAGCCCGGCGAGGTCGACCTCGGACTGCTCCCCGGCGGCGTACCCGGCGAGCGTGTCGATGATGTAGTCGATCGTCGATGCGGCATCCTCCAGGTCCCAGGCGTTCTCGATGTCGTCGTCGTCGCCGGAGGTCGCTTCGATCGCTTCCCGCTCGGCGAGGAGGAGGAGCGCGTTCTTCGCACGGGCGAGGATCGCAACCCACCGCATCGCAGTGTCCGCGTCGACCTGTTCCCACTCGGCCGAGGAGGGCTGGTTCTCCAGCGGGTCGCCGGAGGACTCCAGCGGGTCGCCGCCAGCGTCCAGGTTCGGGTCGTCTTTGACGACCTCATCGTTGGGGCGGGCCATGTCGTCCTTCGCTTCCTTGATAAGTGCCGCCACATAGTCCGTGGTCAGCAGGTTCGGTGTCTCGCCCTCACCCTTGGTGAGGAGCCACTTGCGGCCGTTCGCGGCCTTGTCGACGAGGTCGACGCGGGGAATGTCAGCGTCGACCAACTCGGTCATGTCGGTGATGGGTGTGCGTCCCACGGTCAACTCCCTACTGCTCTGCGTGTGGCGGTGCCCTGAATGGACCAGCCGGTGATCTTCCCTGCTTTGACGAGCGCCCACGCGTCCTCGTTGAGGACAGCTCCCAGGAGCCAGTCGCCAGCTTTCACGACGGTCCCGTCGGCTTGGGGCCAGTCAGGACCTCTGTACACGTAGCTTTCGACGACTTCGGCGTATCCGGCGGCGTCGGTCCCGTCGACGTGCATCAGCCCGACCCGCATCCCGCCCTTCTTCATGAAGGTGCGGGATGCGAGTTCGAGCTCACGTTCCGTGAAGTAGTCGCGGCCGCCGTCGGCGCCCATCTTGATCGCCGGGTCGGGGCCTGCCTGGTGGGCGACCCCGAGGACGAAACGGTCCTCGGTCATGACACTCCTATCGAGTCGGCGCGCGGCGCGGCAGCGCAGCGGCAATATGGGTGTTCCGGTGGCGTGTCGTCGCCGCCGGATACGGGGTGCGGGTTCGCGGCCTCAATGTCGAGGCAGCGGGGGCACGCCCCGTCGGACGCGATCAGGTCCCACTCGCCGACCCCGTTCGCCCGGTAAATACCGAACGTGCCTGCGGTGACCGCACGGGTCGTCTCGGTGTTAGCGATCCGTTCCGCGCGGGAGGTACCGCCGATGAGGTCGAGGAGCGAGTTCCGGATCGACCGGATCGAGTCACCGCGGGCGAGGCCGTCGGCGATACTGTTGCCGACGTCGTCGAGGAGTGTTCCCTCGATCCCGTTGATCGTGATCCCGGCCTGGTCGAGGAGGTCGGACAGGCCACCGTCGGCGGCCATGTTCGCGGCGGTCATGTTCCCCGGCGCCCACGTGTCCCAGTTCACGGCGGTGACCGCGGGGGACACTCCCTCGACGGTGGTGACGTGACCGGCGAGTTGTTCCGCAGCCGAGTGCTGCCCGGCCGCGTATCCGTCCGCGGCCATGTTCGCGGCAACCCCGTCAAGGGCGGGCGGAACATATCCGGGCTGGTTCGGTAGGTCCGCCGCGTAGCCGTCACCCTCACCCTTCGCCACCCCCGTAAGGAGGGTGTCGAGGGGGAGCGAGTTGACCCAGTCGGTGAGGGCCTGCCGGATGATCGGCGTGTAGTAGTCGGTCAGGGGCAGGTCGTACCGGTGCTGCGGAACCTTCGGGGTGCTGTCACGCCACCCCTTACGGACTAAAGGGGCGGCATCGGCCCCCGCGGTTACGGCGGCGCCGAGAGCGGAGAACACGAGGGGTAGGTCGGCGGCGAGCTCCGGACGGAGCGCAGCCCACCCGGCGAGCGTGGCCGGGTCGATCCACGCAACCGTTTCGACCATGTCACCGTCCGGGTCGTCCGGGTTCAGGATCGAGGTCGACCCGACACGGCACGGCACGGCCGCTTCCGAGGGGACGACACCGACGAACCCCCGATAGTTCCGGGAGGACGCGTCCCAGAAGGAGACGAGGGTGGTGACGTCGGGAAGTCGGCAACCGACCTCCTCCTGCCATTCACGCCACGCCCCGTCGATCGGCTGCTCGTCACCTTCGAGGTGTCCGCCGGGGAACTCCCACGTCCCCGCGTTCGGGTCCGCCGGGTCGAGTGACCGCTGCAGCATGAGCACCCGGCCGGTGTCGGCCGCGTACAGGCATAGCCCGGCGACGTTGATGTCACCGGTACCCTTCGCAATCTCCGACTGTCCCGCCCGGTTGAGCTCGCGGGCGAGTCCGGCCGGGACTGACTTGAATGTGAAGTCGCGCCAGCCGCGGCCGCGTTTCGTCCGCCCGTCGAGGTACTTCCGGAACGTCGCAAGTTCGGCCTTCGCCGCTGTCGCGTCGATCGCGGCCGACCCTGTCTGCTCTACTGAGGGGAGAACGTCGAGGATGTGGTCCTGCACGGCAGGCTCCGTCGTCCCGGCCTCCGGCTCCTCCGTGACCGGGTCGATCGCGGTTGAGGAGGCGAGGAGGTTCGAGACGGGGACGGGCCCCTTCGTGGTCATGATGTAGCGGGGGATCCGCTCGCCGGGTCCGTCCTCGATGCCGAACCGTTCCGCGGCAACATCGGATGCGGACCAGGCGCCCATGTCCACGTAGATTTTGTCCGCCGTGGCTTGCGCGACCGCGTCGAGGTCGTCCGTGTCGAGCATGAACTCGAACGCGAGCGGCAGGCCGAGGTCCTCTTGCAGGAACCGGGTGATGATGCCGTTGATGTACGAGGTGAGGGGTCGGTCGCCGATCCGTTCGCCGACGGAGTCCTGAGACTCCGCGGTCGACCGGTTCGACTTGTCCGTCCAGCCGAGGTCGGTGGGGGGGACGTGGAACGCGGCCGCCGTTTTGCGGAGGAGCCGGTCGGCGAGTTGGTCGTTGAACGACGCGTTCGCTTCGTGGGTTTCCTGTACCTTCGTCCCGCCGGGGATCCACTTGATCTGCGACTTCGCCGCCTCGTCACCCTTCATCCACGCATCCCAGGTGGCCTGGAAGGCGATGATCTGATCCGGGGTCCACGACTCCGGAGCCATCGCGAGCATCGAGGGGATGTTGCCCTCGGTGAACCGTTGCATGAGGAAGATCTGGAACCGGATGTCAGTGTTCGCGTTGAGGAGGATCGTCTCGATCGGGGCACGCCCGTACAGCGAGTTCGAGATGGGCTGGTACGGGAGGTAGATGAGGTGCTGCTGGTCGAGGTCGATGGTGCCGAGGCCCTGCACGAACTGTTTGAACGCCGGAGCGGGCGACACGGGGCGGCGCCCGTACTCGTCGATCAGGGGGGCGATTGTGGTCCCGTCGATAACCTCCAGGCCGACGAAGTTACCGAACCCGTCACGCATCCGGTAGAGGCAGCCGGAGTCGAACGCGAGGATGTCGTACAGCCACATAGCGAGCCAGGAGTCGAACGGGGTGACCGTGTCCGGCTTCGACAACATTTTCCGGGCGGCCGCGATCTGCGTGTCGAGGTCGACTTTCTCGAACCCGGGCGCGGCGACAATGTTCCAGTCGAGGCCACGGATCGACGCGATGCGGTGGCTGATGCACAGCTGCGCAATGTCGTACGCCTCAATCAGGGACCGGAGTGTGCGGAACGAAACCCGCTCCGTCTGCCGGGGCCGGTTGTTGATGTTCTGCCCGACCCGGTAGTCGTACTGCCGGGGCTCCTCGTTGTACCCGAACGCGGGACCCATCGGACGGCCCGGGCCGAGTTGCGCGGACGAGTTCATGCCCTGCGCGTCCATCGCGGTCGCAATGTCGTCCGGTGTTTGGGACACGGACACGGACCGGTTGTTCGTCGGGACGACAATGTTCGACTGCGGGGCCTTCACGAGTGCGGCGCCGACTACGTCCGCGGCGCGGGAGAGGCTGTCGATGAGGCCCATAGGGCTGTGCTCCTATCGGGAGAATCGTTCACGGATCTGACGGTGTCGTTCCTCCTCCGCGTCCTGCTCGGGAGTGCTGTCGGCGGGGTGGATACCGTCGTGGGTGGGGACAGCGGCTTGCGCGGCGGCGAGGGCTTCCTGCGCGGTCGCGACCTGGCTGCGTTTCGCGAGGGCTTCCGCCCACGCGGCGGCACCGGCGGATGCGATGAAGAACCGGTGCAACGCTTGCGAGGCCGCGTCGACCTGGTCGTCGTGTGCGTCGTTCGGGAACGCCGCCGCCTCCCTGATCAGGTCGGCGGGACTGTTGTCCGCCGCGTTGAACAGGGCAATCAGGTCGTCGGGGAGGTGGACGTTCCCGGCCTCGACGAACGGGGCGATCGCGGACGTTCGCGCCTGCTTCGAATCGTTCGCGGGGACCGCTATAACCGCGCCGGACACTTTGTTCCGGATGGCGGAGATAACGGCGGGACCGTTCGCTTTGTCCTCGACGAGATGGGTGAGCGCTTGCGGCCACCGTTTCGCGAGCGTGAGGAACGCGGACAGGGTAGCGGTGAAGTCCATTCGCGCACGCACCTGGTCGAGGAGGAACGCGTCCGGACCGACCCGCGCCCACACCTGACCGACGACGTAGTCGGTGCCTTTGGTGTCCTTGAACGTCATGTCCCAGGACGTCAGCACCTCGTCGACATGGCCGGGGAGTCGGTACGTGGTGCCGCCGTCGTCGGTGGACCAGAGCGGGGTTTGGTAGCGGCGCCACCAGTGCTTCTGGAGGACGTCTCCGGCGTCCGGTGATGGGCGGCCCTGGTAGAGGGCGGAGAACGTGTAGGTGCCGACGGCGATCTTTGTCCGCTCGAAGTCGGCCGGGCC